TGTCACCGACGGGCGTGCCCAGGTAGTCGGCGATTCTCCGGCGCTCCTGGCCCGGGCTCTTGGGCGGCACCAAAACGAACAGCCGGACCATCAGGTAGAAGAACCTGCTGTTGATGGCCTTGTGAAGGTCGCGGCTTGTCGTCAGCAGATACTGCTTCATGGCAAGGTCGAACTTGCCGCTGTCGACCGTCATGTTGACTCCGAATTTCACTTGGTCTTGGCCCCCAGTTCCAGGTTGTAGTAGGCGCCGGAGGCATCCACACGGCAGGACAGAATGCGGAGGGTCCGGCCTTGGTAGACCAGCGTCCTACCGACCACCGGACGAGGCTTGCAGAAGGTCAGGGCGATGCGGTCGCTGTTCTCCTGGAGAATGAATAGGCCGTCCTCCTTGAGCAGCCTGGAGAATGTGGTCCCCTGGTCGAGCGTGTAGAGTGTCGAGTCCATCGAGACCAGCGTCGAATCGCAGGTCTTCCAGTCGCTGAACATGACCAGGATCCTCGAGCTCACATTGTCTTGAAAGCCACCGGAGATGGGCACGTTGGAATCGTTGACCGCTGCCGGGATGCACCGGATCGACGTCCCTTCCCAGATGAACATCGGCGCCCCCAGCATTTGCTGGAGCACCGCCATGCCCTGCTGGAGACTCGAGCCGATGGTGGTCATCAGGTGGTGAAGTAAGTGCCGGAGACTATGAGCCGGCTGGTGGCCTGGAGATGGGGGGCTAGGCTATCGGCGTCTCCTGTCTCGAAATGCGACAGCTCGAGGTAGCTGGTGCCGGCGATTAGCCTGGCGATGATTGCAGTCTTGGCCTGGTTGGTTCCGTTGGTCAGCCACACCGCGGCTGCGGCCTCGTAGGTGACGGCGTCAGGCAGCGACAGCCGGAGGTTGCCCGTGGCGGATCCGCTCACCGAGTTGACGGTGACGTCCGCGGTAAAGGTGGTCACGCATCCGATGGTAGTGTGTCGCGCGGTGTTGGTGGTGATGGCGAAGGTGCGCCCACCGCCGGAGTCGATGAGGGTCGGCACCCAGGTCGTCGGTGTGACCAGCGGCAGGGCGGCATACAGCTCGGTAAAGTTGTCGTTTATCTTCTCGCCGGCGCCGCGGAGGGTGTCCCCGGTGTTGTCGTTGGCGATGGTGCCGATGTTGATCGTTTGCTGGGCCATAGTTTTATTTCTTGGGTAGGACGTACCAGCCGGCCGGGAGGGTTACCCGGGATGGCCCGACCAGCTTCTTGTCGGCATCGAAAGCATAGACGCTGGCCTTCACCGGCTCGGCCAGCATCACCGGATCACCGGAAGGGACCAGGACCACCCGTGTCACCTGGCAACCCAGGCAGATCGGCAACACGGCCAGCCAGATCGCTCTTGAGATCATCAGGTGCTTTACCATGTTGCACATCGGTGGGTGGTGTTGCTCTTAGAAAGTCGAGAACAGCTCGCAGGATCTGGTAGATCCAGTTCACGCCTTGGGGTCGATGGTAGCGGTCTTGTCGGCATCCTTGGCCCAGATCAAGCCAATGCCAGCGGTTACCGCGGCAATGGTCGTAGTCAGGTCGAGGTTGGTTGTCGGGTCACCGTCGAACAGGGCCTTAAGAGCCCCACCAACAGCAACGAGGATGGCACCGACACCGGCGAGAGTTGTTTTCGTGTTTTTCATTTGGATTTGAACAGCCTATAGGCTCCGTAACAGGCGCAGGCTAAGCCAATGAGCGCAGTGATGAGCTGAACCCAGTCGGTAAGCCACGGGATAAACGAAACAGCGGTGGCACCTGCCGCTGCTGCTAGGCTGAGTCCAGGGCTGGTGCTGCTGTTCGTTGGTTCCATTACTCGGGCTTGGGTTGTGCGGCTGCGACTATGAGGTCCACAAGCGGAAGGGCTGCACGGGCGTTAGCAACGCCACCAGCCTTAACCGCAATGTCGATGAGTTGGAGGAGGCTATTCACCTGCTCGGTGCTGAGTTCGATCTTGATCATGCGGCGGAAGTATCGGCAACCACCACAGGCTCGGCAACCTTAACCGGAGGCGGCACCGGCGGTAAAGGCTGCGCCGCCCACGGCAACGGCAGCGTCACCACGGGCGGATTGATCTGGTCGTTAATCTGCTGCGTCACGTTTGCTTCGATGGCCTTCTGATCGACCCCATTGGCGAAGCACCAACCAAGCACCTGTTCCTGCGTCAGGTCAGGATATGGCGTGAACTCACCAGTCGGCGGCTGGAACGAGCAGGAGCCGTAGCAGGTGCCGCTGTATTGATCCTGAGTGCCGTTGCATCGCCAATCGGCGGTGATGACGACATCGATGTTGGAGCCTTCGGTCGGCTTAACGAGAAGGCGTTCGATGATCCAAGAGAGGGTAATCATGGGATGGATTAAAAGAGGTCGTTCCAAGTGGTTCCGTTGTAGCACTTCAGCTTGTTGCTTGTGCTGTTGTAGTACACATCACCAGCTTCAGCACCAGCAGGATCTGAAGCGAGTGGAACAAAACGCACTTGTCCGGTTGATTTCACAACAGCACGTTCGACTGGTGTGGTTGATCCGGTAGCAATGACAACGCTTCGTGCAGCACTCGTTCTCGGCTGGATAATCAGGTTTCCGAAATCAGTAAAGTAACCAGAACCGCCTCCATCAGTGTAATAGATGGAAGCCGCGCTTGAGTTTGTAATGTAAGAGGTTCGACTTCCTGCGGTAGTTCCGCTGATTCCAAGTGGTCCAGCCGCAGAAAGAATGTGGGATGTAATCGGCGTAACCCCCACGCCGACGTTGCCGGAGGAGTCAATTCGCATCCGAACTGTATCGTTTACCGATAAGCACAGGTTGCTCGTTGACCGACTGTTGAGCGTAAGGTTACCAGCAGATCCACCGCCAGTGATTGCAAGCTCAGATCCTATATCTCCAAAATTTCCTGTTGAGTTCTGGAAGATGACATACGGTCCACTTGCATTCGTGCTGTGGAACATTGCAACCGTAGACGCACTGTCCCGAACATGGAGCTTGTACGAAGGACCAGTACCAATCCCCAACCCCGTAGAGTTGAGGGTCATGGCGGTGGTGCCGCCGACGGACCAAGTGGAGATGCCGGTGCCGTCGATGCGGTAGCGTTCAGCAAGAGTTCCAGATGAAGCAGTTTGAAACGACAGGTAGGCGGTGTCTGATGCGCCACCGTTCGTATTCTGAGAGAAAATGTCGCTAACAATCGACCCATTGGCATTGACAAACCTCAAATGAGCAATGTCTGTTCCTCCAGCAAAATTACCCCTGATAGCGATGTTGGATCGAACAGAACCAGCCACTTCAAGATCATATGACGGACTCGCCGTACCAATACCCACCCGATTGTTCGTCGAATCAACCTTCAGCGTCGAGGTGTCGACCGTCAGATCGCCGGTGATGGCGGCGGAGCCAGCGGTAACGAGTCCGGTGACAGTCAATGCTCCACTCGCGGTTGGCGAGGATGAGAGCAGATTGTTGATGCTGATGCGTTTGGTATTCCCCGAGGCTGGTGGAGTATCCGACACGTCCACAATCGGGATCATGTCATTTATTGCATCGGCTGCCGTTAGGTTTGTTAGTGCTGAGATTTTAGCGTCTGCCATATCAGTAAACTGTTAAGATTAGTTTTCCCAAGTCTTCTTGTGTTAAAAATGTGGAGCCATCTTCCAGCACTATGCTGTCGAATGTGCCATACGAAATAACGAGCTTGCTGGTTCCATCTTCTTGCAAAAGGAATGTCTCGTCCTCTTGTAGAACATCCCTCCGCATAATCGGAGGCTCAGGCATGATCCCATTAAAGGATCGCATCCTGTTGATTGATGTTCCGATTGAGATCATTAGGCTCTGGCGTTAAACGCTACAACAGAACCGGATGAGATTTGAAAGCCAGTGATGTTGCCCACCAGCGGGAAGCCAGCAGGAATGGTCTTGGAGGTCCAAGTGCCGGATATTCCAAATCCCGTAATGGAAGTGAACACCGTTGGCTCGGTCGGAATCAAGCCAGACCAGTTGCCGGTCTGAGCGGCGGTTGTAGTCACCAGCGCAAAGCCCTCTCGGCCCATGCTGTACTCGGTTGAAATGTCTGCTTGAACGGCCATAAAATTGTTTTTCGGTTAAAGGGAGGGTCACTAGCGTGTCCAGCGACCCTCCCAGTTTTGGTTGTTTAACCTTTGCGGATCTTCGGTGCCAGGGCTCCCTGTATCCACAGGATGAGCTTGCCTCCCTCGGGGATGGTCGCGGTGTTGAAGGCGGTGCGCTGGAGTGACGCATCGACTTCGGGGCCGGCGACAATCTTAGCCTTGTCGTTTCGGTCCACCGAGATGGTTGTGGCGATTCTCATGGGTAACCTTAAGCGGTGACCAGAACTTCGGCCTGGGTCGTGTCCGCGGCCGCGGCGCCGAACATGATGTCGTAGGACGCCATGTGAGCGCGGGAGGCGCGGCTGTACCAGACAGAGAGCAGGCAGCTCAGGCCGTTGGCGGTGGTGACAGCGCGTTGCTCGAGGAACTCACCGGCGATCATGCCGACCGGGAGGCCGGAGGCGATGGCGATGGCATCAGGGCCGCAGACGAAGCCGGCGGTGTTGGTCTCGGCAGAGGTCCAGCGGTTGTTCTCGG